CGATCTTTGGGAGCCCGACACGTTTGAAATGCACAAAGCCATGGCTCGCGAAGAAGCACTCGCGGCCCACGGGCCAACGACCAGACTACGTCGGGCGTACACGTACAAGGCTTTAAACAGGTTGATACAGGCTTCTGCGGCGGACATGACTAAGCAGTCTATGGTAAACGTTTGTGAGGCTGGTTTTATTCCCATGCTTCAAGTGCATGATGAATTAGCTTTTTCTGTAGAAAGCCCGGAAAAAGCAAAGCATCTTGCTGAAATCATGGAACAAGCGGTGCCGTTACAAGTTCCTAACAAGTGCGACGTAGAAATAGGTCCCAGTTGGGGCGAATGTGAGGAACAATCATGAGTGAAGAGGTGAAGACTGCGGCTAAAGTGGGCCACATTTATTACGACTTGCATAACGGGCAGGGTTTTGTTGTGTTAAATGAGCGTTGGTATTGTCTTTTGGAAGATGTTTGTGAGCTTGATGTAATTCAAGATGTCATTTCGGACATGACTGAGCTATATGAAGACCGACATTCCGTGGTTTTTCAAGAGGTTGATTGAAGCTACGACGTTGCGTATACTTTCCCATACCTAATGTAGGAGACGTGTGATGGACACGACTAAATGGAAATCAGTACTGCTTCCTCGGGATGTTTATGAAGAGTTGGTGGTGATTGCGAGAGTAGAAGGGCGTACAATTAGTGGACAGCTTCGGTATATACATGAAGGCTGGAAACAAGAACATCTTTCCGACCGTGATCAAGAGTATATTGCCGAACAAGTAGATTCATTTAAAAAGGAGAACGGCGTAGACCTTACGTCAAAAAGCTTTTCAATATGAGTCAATTTACAACAATGCAGAACGAATTCAACAAAGCGTTGAAGAAGCTGGAAGAAGGCTACAAAAGCGGGAAGGTTGATCGTTCTGACTTTGACAAGCTGCATGTTTGGCACGAATTCCTCAAATCCTAAATAAATGCGGATAGAGAAAAAGATGCCAAAGAAGTCAGATAACGTTACTTGCCCCGCCCACTACAACCAAGGTGAGATTGAGTGCATTGAAGCGATAAAAGCAAGCTTAACCCCGGAGGGGTTTCAAGCATATCTTAAAGCGTCTTCGATGAAATATCTTTGGCGACATGAATACAAGAATGCGCCCGTGGAAGACTTGAGGAAAGCTAAATGGTTTCTGGGCCGTTTGATAGACGAGCTAGTAAATGGTGGTTTGGATTAGAGGCCGACGACGTAAAAATAGCAATACAGGCCGCCCATCAAACCGCCGACCGTCTAAATAAACCGGTTGCGTTACAGATAGATCTTTCGGTTGTTCCAGAAGAACAGGCCACGATGGAAATTCTTGAAGTGATAACCCCCGTGGGATATCATAGAGATGCATGAATGGCTCATGCGACACTCCTAAAGTGTTTAGGGTTGGTAGTTTTCTCCCAAAGTGAACAACATTTAACCCGAGCCCCGCGCAACGCGGGGTTTTTTTTGCGTATGTTTTTTATGTATGTTATATATCACATATGAATCTTATAAACGCGATTGATCTTGCAACATCCAAAACCTACAAAAATGAGCGCCGCTGCTATATCGGAGCCAGTAATGTAGGCAATCCCTGCCACGCGTTTCTTCAGTACAGCCTCCGGGGTTATTCTCAGATCGGCCCCCCGCCCGCCGTCATACGAATTTTTAACCTCGGCCATCACTTAGAAGAAATTGTAGTTGAGGACCTTAAAGCAGCGGGCATAAGCGTTTCCGAAATAAATCCTAAAACCGGGAAGCAATGGACATTTACCGCTCTCGGCGGCCATGTCCGAGGCCATGCTGACGGCATAATCCATAACGGAGAAGGCAGTGATCCTCAGATCCTTGAGATAAAATCCATGAACGACAAAAAATGGAGGATGTTTAAAAACCAAGGAATCGCCCGCAGTCACCCAATCTACTACGACCAAGTGCAACTGCTCATGGGCCTCGCTGATTTATCTACAGCATGGATGGTTGCCTACAATAAAAACACTTCCTCGTATCACGCAGAACACGTCGCGTTTAACGCACCACGCTACAAAGACCTTCTGCGTAAATCCCTTTCCGTGGTCCGTGACTTGTCAACCGCTCGCATAACAGATACCCCTGACTGTTTTGAATGCAGGTACTGTAACTACAGACCACACTGCTGGCCCAACGGCATTCAACCACCCCCGATTGCCGTTGAGTGTATAACTTGTCGCCACAGTAAGCCGACAGGCAAACGTAAGTGGCACTGTACGTTACACGGGTCACAGGCCACGGAACCCTGTTCACAGTGGAGCAAGTTGCAACCGAAATGACTATTAAGCGAATTCACGTTAATCAACACGTCATCCGCCGTAATTTAAAAGTTAAAGAAGGGCCGCATGAGCCTGCAATCGCCGTAAAGGAAGGGAAGAAAAATACTTACGGACATGGCGTCACGGTTCACGGGCCAAGTAAAGTTGTGTACTCCCCCGACAAGCCCCTCTCATGCGGAGCCCGAGTCTGGATTGAGACGACTGCGGAGGTGGATATAGAATGAGCCGGGACACGTGCTGGTATTGCGGGGGCCGCTTAATTTGGGGCGGCGACCACGATTTGTCTGAAGAAGACGACCATTTTGACATGTCCTCAAACCTGACCTGCGCGCAGTGTCAGGCCCACGTCGTTTACTATAGGCCAAAAGATGAAGAAGCTTTGGAAGATTAGTGAGCCCAAAAAAGAGTTAGCCGGGTGGAAACAATACGCCTTGATGTTTGTGGTGTTCGTAATTATAGCCTTGCTTGCTTAACCCTTATCTAGTATAGGTAGTCACTAAGATTAATCGCAACTAGGGGGGAGCGGTTGGATCGGCTGACTTGCAAGCTATGCAAGAAAAGAAAATCTAAAAACGAGTTCGCTAAACGCTTTCATGAAACCGGTAAATATCAGGGTGGTAAAGCCGTTTGTAACGACTGCGAACGCGCTCGCCAAATAAAAAACATCTATAAAAACCCCAGAAATTACATCGCCTCCCGCCACCATGACATGTGCCAACGCGCAAAAAAATACGACATATCTCTAGACGAAGCTATAGACACGGACTTCCTTGTCGATTTGTTTAAACAACAAGACGGACGGTGCGCCCTCTCTAACTTACCCATGACGTGGATACATGAGGGGCTGGCCTCGAACCACGGCTCACGGCGCGGCACCAACGTGTCGGTTGACCGGGTTAATCCGAGCGAGGGTTATCAACCCGGAAACGTCCGGTTAGTCTGTGACCGAGTCAATAAGTTGAAGTCTAATATGCTGGACGGCGACCTGTATTTTTGGTGCGCCATATTGACCAAAGCCTTTAGCGGCCTTTAAGGCGTTTTGCCGCCTCTTCTATCAATTGCAGGCGACTTGCATAAAACGACGGGCTGTCTTTTTTATCTTCATCAAATTCCAACTCGCGCTCTTCTTCCAGATCATCCAGCAACTCTTCCCACCCCTCCCCTTCCCTATTCATGGCTTCGCAACTCCTGAACGCTAGTCACCCACTCCATGGGTATCGCCAATTCCGCGTCCCCCTCTTCTACCAGCCCCTTGCCATCTAACAAAACGTGCGGGCATATCAAAATACGCTGTTCATCCCGATGAAGAATCACGCCACACGACATGACCGTCGCTTCCTTCGTGTCCTTCATCTCCTCAACCGAACGCCAACCCACACGGCCCCCGCCACACGCGTCACGCCACCGGACTAAAAATAATTTGGGCTCCATATAACCTCCCCAAGTGATAGAAATTAGCAAAGGGTCTTTTCGCCAATTTCTATCAGCCTACTACAAAAATGAACAACGTTCTGGGAGAATGGTCCGCATGGGATTACCAATCGACGCAGAAGAACGAAGTTTCGTAGCTAAGTTATTGGAAGATAACGAAGATTTCCGAGAATACGTTATTCAAGCAATGGAACTACAAATGCTCCGGGGCGACGAAAATTCCAAGCACTTTATCGAAACCCTAATGGCCGAAGATGAACACGAATTCATCTTATCCTTGTGCCACATAGGATTCATTGTATACACTGACTACCTCATCACAACCAAAGCCAACTACAACAAACAAAAGCTGCACTAAAAATGAGACACTGCTACGTCTGCAACCGCTGTGGAATACCCATCACCAACGCACTGTGCGAACAGTGCCACCAAAACCGCAAGGAGAAACCCATCAAAGTGGAACTCGCTGAACACTTCATCGCCCTCTTCGTCGTCTCCGTCCTCACGGCCTACGTCTACTTCTACTTATGAGCGACCGAATAGAAGAACTGCTCATCGGGGCGGCGAAAGTCATGGCAGGGATACTCATTATCCTTACAGCATCATGCACCATCGTTACCTCACACGACCCGCAATGGGAATGGCCCCGAGACTTAGAGCAGGGAGAATAGACCACGGCCCATTCTTACCGTGAGCCGTGGCCCATTAGCCCCATGTCGGGAGACAGCAGGCACGGGCCACGTATCACGGACCACGGTGCTTAATTTCGCTATCTATATAGTGTTTCTCAGAGAAATAAAAAAATAAAAAAATAAATTAAAAATAGCCGTAACCGGCGTAACCGCGTAACCTTGGCCTACAGACCGCATAAACGCTGGGTTTTTGTGGTTACAGTCAGTTACACGGGTATACACCACTTTGTTCCAAGCTTGTTAATCAAGCTATCCACTTAGAGGTTTTCCGGTTTTGAAAAAAAATTATTTTTAATTC